ATACATATTATTATGATTAGTTTTTTCATTCTTTTATTTTAATTGTTATATCGTGTGGCGCATATTCATTACCACCAAAATATGGGTACAAATAATACCTTCTTATTAATCCCCAATTACCTTCAGGTCTTCTACGTACAAGTGTAGTATCGTTATCTATTACTATTACATAATAAAATGTTTTTATATCAATACTAGCATTATAAATTACATCTGTATCTATAGTTCTTATTGTTGCAGCGCTATGTCTACCTTCTTCATGTCTTAACCAGCAAAGCTCTAACTCACCATCTATATATCTCCAACCAAGGCGTATTGAATACTTTTGATGCCTAACGCCAAAATCACTCATACCGTATATTTTGTTTACATCATGTTGGTTTTCTGCTATTTCAGTTTCGTATATAGCAGATTCATCTAGCATAAACTTAAATTCTATTTTAGAATTTACCGGGTGGTTTATAAAACTACCTGAACTATGCTCACCAGCTGGTATTGTATAAACTCTAAAGCCAAGATCATCAACTTCTTTTGTACATGAAATTAATAAAAGAAGTATCAGAAGTTTTTTCATTTTACCGCAATATTTTTCTTTTTCTTTTTTTCTTTGATTTTAAAGCTTCTATCTTTTCGTTTTTAATATTGAGATTGTACTGACTCCAACCTAAAAACATTAAAGTTCTTTCCCAAGCCGCATGCTCGTTGTTAAGTGCCTGCCTTACATTTTGAGTTTTATTATATAACCTGTTAAGAGGTAAATTAGTAAAACCTTCTACATAGTTAGTTGCCGCCGACCATTGTGGATTGTCAATATCAAAATTATTCATTTGAGCCATTACTTTTTTATTGTAATTTAAAGTTTTTTCAGCGTTTACAATTTTTCTAGCTTTAATGCCTAATACAGGTGAAAAGTTTAAAGCCTCAACTAAAACAGCACTTTCATCTGGATTATAATTAACATCTCTTTGTCTAGCGTATGCAATAGCCGTGTTTTTTAAAGTAGAAAGAATTGCACCAAACATACCAGTTCCTCTTAAAACAGAGTCAATACTACCGTTTATTAACCTTTCGCGTTTCTTCAAAAACAAATTGTTAACATCTTCCTCGTCGTCATCAAACATCATTGCAAACATAGCTGTTTGTAAAGTATAGAATATTAAGTTTTGTATTGCAAGGTAATAAGTAATTCTAGCAGCGTTAGAAATATCACTTTGCATTTGTGTAGTATTAGGTTTTGTTATTCTTCTATTTTTAATATCTAAAAACGCTTTTTTAGCCAACCTGTTGAACTGCGAAGTTACGTTCTGAAAGTTTAATATAACTTTACCAATAATAGATGCTTGTTGTTTAGAAACCATATCAGGTCTTGCAGACTGTTGCGTTGACTGTGTTATGTCTTGAAAGTCTGTAAATGCTTTTGCCTCAGCTTCTTTTTTACTTAAACCTTGGCTTAAGTAAGTATTAATTCTATTTCTATAATATGTAGCGCCACCAGTTGCGATTGCAATATTATCACCAATTTGTGTAGGTAAAAAACCTAATTCTAGCAACTTAGATATTAAAAATCTGTGAGGATTTTTAGATTTACGCATCTCAGCAGCAAGCTCAGCGCCGTTAACATCAGTCATGATACCACCCCTTCTTTGTTTTAACATATCAGAGTTAAATATAAAACCCCAATCGTCCCAATATTGTTTTTGGTTAGCAAAAGCTTTTGCAGCCGCGTACACATTATTATCGGCAAAGTTAATATAGTTTACTATAGACATTTGTTGTAGCAAAGAAGACCTTACGTTAAAAAACATGACAGACCCAACAGATCCGTTAACCCAGTTCATAAGCCTATTAACCATACCACTTTGACCAGTAGGTTTGTTTCTACCAGTTTTAATTCTATAAAGCATGTCTTCTAAAGCCTCTCTCATGCCTTTGCCGTAACCAGCTTCTATTTTATTTAAATTTTCTGTAGAAAATATTGCGTCAGCATTTTTAATAAACTCTTGAAAAAACTGAGCTCTACCAATTCTACCCGTAGCATCGTCTAAATCCATACGTATATCACCACTATCCCAGCCATCTGTAGGGTCAACATACTTTTCTTGTTTTGATATAGTATTTATAGCTTCTGCATAGCTTTTTAAGTTTAGATCAGAATTAACTAGCTCGACTAAAGCTTTTTGATCTGTTTCACTTAATCCTGGTATATCATACCCATGTTTATCCCACAAATACACTCTTACAGCGTCTTGATACACAAAGTCACCATCAGGAGTTTTTTGATTAAGCATTTTTTTAACATTAGACATTTGCTTGTTTAAGTTTTTATAATCAGTTGCTACTGATTGCCTAGCTGTATCATACTCTCTGTTAGCTCTGTTTAAAGGTCTAATTAAAGCTTCTTCAAAAAAGTCTCTGTGTTTATTGCCCAAAACTCCTTTACCCATAAAGTTATACAATAAACCTACAAAGTCTTCGTGTGATGGCGGTATAAATAATCTAAACTTACCTTTACCAGCGCCACGTTTTCTAGCCTTTATAAAACCAAATCTTTTTTTAGCGTCGATACCAGAAACATCTTCTAATATTTGATTAAACTTTTCGCTTAAACCTTCGCTAAAGTTTATTTTAGCTTGTACAACTTTTGATTTTATATCTAATTGCTCTAACACGTTTTTAACTGCTTTGACATTTGGCAGAGCATCATCTACAAAGTACATGTCGTTATAACCTTCTGCAAATTTATTTAACATCCAAAGAGCTTTTGCTTCACCAGTACTATTACCTAGACCAGTTATGTTTTCTAAAGGTATATTTATACCTTCACTTTTTAAGTACTCGTGTATTGCTTGTTGGCTTTCAGGTGCTCTTGCAGTTAATATAAATACGTTTTCAGGACCAAACTTTTTTATTTGGTTTTTCATTTTTTGCATTAATGGTCCTGGTTTTCCATCAGTAACTTTATTAAAATCTGTAAAGTCCATTTTCCAGCCTTGTTGTAAAAGTTCGTCGCCAACAAAAGGCCATTTGTCAGAAGCTATACGTTTTGTTTCGCCATCTTTTGTTGCTATAACGTAGTTTTGACTTACACCTACTGTTTCATCAAAATCAAAAGCACTCATACCTCTTGCCTTTGTGTTTTTATTATAACCTCTTGCGTTTGTAGTTGCTTCAGAAAAAAGCTCTCTTTGTTGTATTTGAGTGTCTAAAGCTTTGTTAGCCCCTTTGTTGTTTACATTAAACATTTCTGCAAAAGTTGTTTTACCGTCTAAACCTACTATTGAGTTAGGGTCAATACCAACACCATCTGCGTTAAAAACTATTTCGTTAAAGTATCTTTCCCACCAACTGTTATCAAGAACACTCCAATCATCTGGCATACGCTTTTGTAAACTATACCCTCTAGCTGTTCTTGCTTTAGTCAGCTTCTTGTCCATAGCTTTGTCTAAAACTATTAACTTGTAGTTTTTAATAACAAGATCATAAGCAACCTCAAAAGAATCAACACGTTCATCTAATATGCTATTCATTAAGTATAAATAAGCGGCTGTAGCAGGCATAGCATGTTCAAATTCTATTTTATCACCTGTTATTTTTAAAGAGTAACCAGCTATTTGAGCGCCAAGCCTTTGCCAAGATTTTTTATCGTTTGCAGTAAGTTTTAAATAACTACCTACAGCTCTAACAGTTTCGCCAGTTTCATCTTGAGTTATAGCAGTGTTAAAACGCTCCCACATAACTCTGTGTATTAAAGCTATGTCTTTGTTCCACTTGTTTATTCTTTTTGTGTCTGCAAGTTTTGTTCTAAAAGTTTTCTTAGTACCAAATATTGTTCCGTAATTTTTAACAATATCCCAGTTTGCTTTTTGTACTACTTTGCCTTTTTCGTTTTTAATTTCAACTGGTTTACCAAACACGCTGTCATCAGTGTTTTGAGCAAGTGTTCTAACGTCGTTTCTAAACTTGTTATAAGCTTCAGCAGCTTCTTTGCTATAGTCAGGATTTCTAGTACCGTCCTTTTTAAACTCACTCATACTAACACCGTAGTTTTTGTTACTACCAGTAAACACATCAATACCGTCTTTTATCCAAAACTCTTTTGGCATATGTGGAAATAAATGAACAGGCATTGATTCTAAAAATTGTTTTCTACCAGCGTCAGTTTTTAAATTATAAGTTTTACCTTGACCTCTAGCTTGTAGAACATTGTCTATACCTTTTTCTTCTAGCTCAAGAGTGTTTTTTACCATTAAGCCATCAACTTCTGTAAACGCCTCACTAAAAGCAGCTTTGCCCTGTGCGGTTGTAATATTTGCTATTTCTTGCGCTTTTATTTTTTCACCTCCACGTCGAGCTAACGGAGGAAAAGCATCTAGTTTTCTTTGAGCGCCAGCCAGTGTTACACCTATTGACAAAGCTTTTGCATTACTTTTTAAAAATTGACCAATATCTCTATTATACACGTTTGGCTCGTTTTTAGGTGTTATACCTAAATCTTTTTTAAACTTTTCAACAGTGTCAGGCGTAGGATTTCTAAACTGTGGTTTTAATATTTTAACAGATGTTTGGGTTGATAAGCCTAAGCTTCTACCGCCTGGTGAAGTTTCAGCGTCTTTTTTAGTAGCACGATCTGCACTAGTAGCCTTTGGATCTGTATAGTCCTCGTAAAAATAATCCATTACTAAACCTTTTAGACCAATAGCCCTACCATATATTTCCCTTGATACATCTATGTTTTCACCAATTTTATTTATATCAGCTGTTTTTCTAGTAACATTTAGCAGTGGTAAAGTTTTTATAAACTTACTAGCGTTTTCGCCAGCGTTAAAAACTCTTTGTATGCTTTGAGCTTCAGCAGGTATAGGCATACCTTCTTTGTATTTTGTAACTAAAGATAAGTTAGCGCCACCTTTCATAATTTTATCAGCAGCTATATCAAATATAATCTCACCAACTTGACCAGCGTTGTTGTCAATTACCTCTTTAAAGCTATCACCTTCTTTTACTTTTATTTTAGATTTTATATTATCAGACTTTGTAGATACAATACTAAAGTCATCAAACATATCTATTTTTTGTACAAAAGTTTCTTGTGTGTTTGAAGTGTCGTTTACGTCACCGGCAACGTCTTTTATATTTGAATCATCAAGCTTAACGCTGTCACGAATACTTAGTATTTTAGCCTCTTCGTATATAGTATCATCTTTAGGTGCTATATTTGCAGTTACAAATGTAGAAAACTTACCTTTTCCAGGTACATATCTTTTTATAAGACCAGGTAAGTAAACAGACAAAGCAGACACAACGTTTTTTCTAGGTATATCACCAACTCTATCATCAAATCTCATAGCAGTTAGAGCTAATAAATTATATTGAGCTAGTAATTCCGCGTAATCTTTTCTATACTGAGGATTATCTTTAAAATTAGGAAGTTTACTAAGTTTTTTAATTTGTCTTATTAACTTCTCAGGTGTTCTTTGTGTATCTTCAGAAAACACTGCGTCACCTTCAGGTGTTGTACCAGCAACTATTAAGTTGTTTTCTCTTACGCCTTTTCTAAAACTAGCAATGTAAGCGCTTATGTCTGCAGCATTATTAAACTTAAAATACATAGGCTGTTTACCATTATGATACTTGTTAATAGCTTCATTAAGTAAAAGCTTTAGTGAAACAATAAAACTAGTGTTTTCTTTTACTAAACCAGCATCTTGAAGCTCTGCTAATATAGGCGTTAGCTCTGCTAAGTATGTTTTATCACCTTTGCTTTTGTAAACATTTAACCTGTTTAATATTCTATTGTATGCTTGCTTGTCTTCAACTTGCTCTAACAAAAGCTCTATGTCTTTAGTTAATTCTTCGTTTAAACCACGAGTTTCAATATCTTCAAATAATTTTATTCTAGCGTCGTTTAGATGCGTTAGTTCGTGAAACACAGCAAAAGCCATAGTAGATTTGTCATAGCTAGTAGGCGCGTTAATTATATTGTTTACTACATTTTGTTCAACAACAATTATATCGTTACCAAAATAACTAGCGTTAGCCCTTCTGTCTCTAAAACCAGCCATGTATTTTTCTATTTGTTCTTGCGATGCACCTTTTTCTTTCAACAAAGCTTCTGCATCTTCAAAAGTTTCTGCTTTTAACACGCTACCTTCTAAGCCTAAAACCATTGATAAACTTTCGTAAAATTTACCAAAGAAAAAATAATCTTCTGCTTTAATGTTTTTAGTATCTACATTAATTCTTTCTGCAAGATCATTAAATTTTTCTTTTTGATCTTTACTAGGCTTGTCTCTTAAGCTAGTTATCTCTTGATCAATATCGTCAATTTGCTGTTGTATAATTTTTACATCATTAGCAATGGTCTGGTTGTATTTTTGACCAGATTGAGCCGCTCCTATTTGTTGTGCTTTTTTTCTTAGATCACGTTTTTTTCTTTGAGCTTCAAACAGTGCGAATATATCTTGGTTGTCCATGTTAGAAACATCAGCAAAAACAGCAGCATCTTGAACTTGAGCTTCTCTTAAAATTCTCATCAGCTCACTTTCTAAATAAACTTCTAAATCTGTTTTTTCAATATTAGGACCTTTGTACAAAGTTTGTAGTTGAGCAGATATTTCTGCAAACTCTTTAGTTCTTTTTTGATTTGCATTTATCTCTTGTCTTGTAGATATATCACTTCTAACTGAGTTTACTACGTTACCAGCAACAGAAGGTCCTTGAATAGCCATTGTAGAAAACAGAACGTTCATATTAAAGTCAGCATCAATGCCTTCAATTAAAGATTTGTTTTCGCCTAACACGCCGTAGTCAACTAAGTTATGCCCTACTTGAGTAAAAGCCTCTTCAATATATTCTATACCTGTGTTGTAACCAAATCCACCAGCGCCTTTTAAAGCGTTACCTATAGTAACACCAGCCACATCACTTTTACTTAACAAAGCTAGTTTTTGCACGTAACTCATTGTACCAAATTTCTCTGCATAAGCAGCAATACCACCGTACATAATAGAACTAAAAGCTTTTTGAAGCTCTGTATAGTTTAATTGATTTTGAGCAAGTTCTATTTGTTTTAAAATAGATATTCTTTCGTCTACAGTAGTTGCTTTTGTTAACTCACTATTGTAAAAGTTTATATTTTCTTGTGCGTTTTTTTGGCTTATTTCCATTTCAGAAAGCTTAGAACCACCTTCTAATCCAAAAAATAATCTAGTAAGATACTTTGTTGCTGGGGCCACAACAGCTTTACCACCAAGCTTTATAACACCACCGTATGTAAGCGCAGATCCAATGCTAAATATATTATTTGCAAACAACTGGTTTGCTGCATCGCCAAAATTAGCGCCTGGCCCAGAGAATTTTACATCTTCCCATTTTATATTTAAAGGTCTTGCAGCCTCTGTGTGTTTGTTTAAGCTTTCTTGATAATCTATAACATCGTTATGTATGTTTCCAAAAAGCTCTATATCTAAATCTTCTTTAAGCCCAGCAAAATTTGTACCGTAGTTAAATAAAAACTCAGGTATTTCTTCTAAATAATCACCAGCTTTAATAGCTAAACCAGCCATATCAACCAAACCTTTTTCTATAGATAACAAAGCACCACCACTAAAAGTATAATCAAGTGCAAATGCTTGTGCTAAAAATTGAGAGTCATCTAGCTTGGAAGTTGTTTCTAAAAAGTTTTGCGAAGTTAAATCTATTGACTCTGCAACTAGCCTTTGATTTGAAAGAGCAGTTCTATACTCAGTCATTATGTTTTCATAAGAACCATAAAGCTCTAAAGCTTTAGACTTGTCCTCAGCAGAAGAATTTGCATTTATATTTAAATCTGTTATTTGATTAACTAAATTTTCTACATCAGGCACGTATTGCTCAACAACAGTTTTATTAAACTCGTCACTTGTTGTTTTATAATTGTTTCTAAGCGTGATTATTTCATCTCTTTTAAAACTTAGATAATTTTGCAAAACAGTGTTTGACTTTCCTTGTCCTTTGTATATTTGAGTTTTAAGCTCAAACTTTTCTTTATCTTCTGTAGACCTACCATACATAGGTGTGCCTCTTTTTTTCATAGGCTCACTAGGGTCTGCAAAATCACTAGGGTATAGTATTTTTCTATCTTCAGTTAAAGCGTTTTTATATTCATCTATCCACAAAACACCTGTTTTAGGGTTTACTGCGGCAGGATCAATGTCATCATATACGCCTTCATCAAGATCTGCAGCAGCTACTTTTCTTATTTCATTATTATCAATTCCTGCAATATATAATTGTACTTTTTTCTTTTGTTCTTGTTTTATAGCGTCTTGAAGCATAGAGTTGCTTACCAAGTTTAAATCAAAATTACCTGTTTCTTGGTAGTTCTTATAGCTTTCGTATTTAGGTATATCAGGACCAATGTAAGACTGTGAAGTAAAGGGTGTTTGAGTTACTTCAGAAAAATAGTTTTTAATGTCAGTATCTAGACTGTTTTCATACTTGTCTTTGTCTTTTCTAAAATCAAACAAAGGAGTACCAGCCATTTTTTGACTACTCTTTTTTCTTTTCATGCCTGACAAGTCAAAATATTTATCTGCTAAATTTTTACTTACTTCAGAACTGTTTTTATTTATACTATTTTTAATTGTATAAGCGCTAGCAGTTGCCTCTTCAGGTGTTTTTGGTTTGTATATAATTTTTGGTTCTACTTTTTTTATTCCAAACTCTTCAATATATTTAGGTACACTCAAATTAGATTTTTGAGCAGCCTCAATTACTTTTTGTTCTTCATAAATATCGTTTCCAAACTTATACTGCGGCATATTATTCTTCTTTTTTCTTTTTAACTGGCAACTCGTTATTCTCAAAAGCATCTACTATTTGCTTGTTATTTCCAAGTCTATATTTTAAAGCGTCATTACTTCCGTCTTTGTAATTATAGTTTTGTCCTTCAGCACCAGTTACAGGCTCAAATTCTCCATTAGCATCCCAAACCCATTGATTGTTTAAGAACTTAAACCTAGTACCATCTACAGTGAAAGTTGTGTAATCTTTAATACCTTCAACTATTTTAGGTATTTGTTTTGGTTTTAAATAAACAGCAGTGTTGTCTGTTCCTGTCCAATCTAGCTTTACACTACCACCTTCGCCTTCTTCACCTTCCGTGTTTAAGTGTTTATCTTCAACAATATCAAAAAGCCAGCTTTTTAAATCAGTTTCTAATTCTGAAGCGTTGTTAAAGCTGTAAGCATCAGCAAGTAAGTTTTCTTTTATTTGTTCTAACGTAGAAGGGTCTTTATCTGGATTTAACCTTACAAGCTCTTCGTTGTTAAGTTTTAATATAAGTTTTGACTGGCTTTGCGTATAAGAACCTAAGTCACCATATGAAAAGTCATAAGCAAAACTACGTACATCATCTAAGCTATTTGCTTTTAATTTATCAATTATAGAATTAATTTCTGTTTTAACAGAGTTTTCATCAAAAGGCTCGTTGTTTTTAGCAGACTTTTCACCGTATTTTTCAACTATAGATAAAAAATTATCAGAAGACTTAACCAAGTCTTTACTTTTACCTTTATAGCCAAGTAAAATATCATCAATGTTAATATTTTTTTCTAACTCATCGTCATAAAAATATATACCATCATTTGTGAAAGTTATACTTTCATTCAAAGTACCAGTTTGTGAGTTTGTTACAATATCAAGAAGTCTGTTGTTAGCCTCGCTACCAATACCAGCAGAAACATTAGTAAATAAATTACCATTTAAAACATCATTTTGAATTTGTTCCCACTTGATTAAACCTGCTTTATTTTTTTCTAAAACAGTTTTTATGTTGTTAATTGTTTTTACTGCGTTTTTATATTTTTTAGTAAAAGCAGGGCTTTTTGCAATGATTTGGTTAGCATTAAAATACTCTTGCTTAGCACTTGTAATAAAGTCTAAGTTATAATCACCATACTTACCTTCAAAAACTTCAGAAGGTACTGATTGAAAAGCTTTTTGCCCTTGCGCCATTATCTCATGAGCTATAGCCTTTTTAGTACTAATGTACTGACCTATAGCACCTATACCTTTCATTATACCACTATAATCAAAAGGCTTTGGCCCTAGCTGCGCTGCTGCTCTTATTAAATTTTGATCTGCTCCCATGTTTTAATTTTTATTATTATCCTCCTAAATTTCCACTAGCTGCAGTACCTGCTGCACCTACAACAGCACCAACAATATTACCCCACATTGCTTTGTTAGCAGCTATAGCATCTTGCGCATTACCTACCATTTGCATTGACATACCAAGCTTTGTAGATTCTCTGTCAAATTCCATACCTTGTACAAGAGCTGCACCTTGTTGTTGCTGTGCCATGCCTTGACGCTCCATTGTTTGTAGCCTTGAAGCTTCTCTAGCTTGTAACATTCTGTTTTGTGATTCTTGTTGACCTATAGATGCTGAAGCTTGTTGTGCTGCTAAAGCACCTTGGTTAGATAAAGCTTGTATGTTACCAGCGTTAAAACCACCAGCACTTTGTAAAGAGCTTAATATATTAGCTTGGCTTTGTTGAGCTTGTTGTCTTTGAAACTGTGCTTGCTGTTGGTTAACTGTTAGATCTTCCATAGTGTTTTCCATACCAGCATATATGTTTTGCTTGTAAGGATTTTTAAAAGCAAAATTAGAATACTCTTGCATTTGCTTTTTATAGTCAGCTTCTGCTCTTTTTAAATCTCTTCTTAATCTTTTACCACCAAATAAATTACCAAGAAACTTTGTTGGAGAGCTTTTTTTATTCCTATACACTTGTTTTTTAATTAAACCTACTGCCATATTTTTATTCTTTATTTATTTATAATTACACTTTTTACGTGTTATTTACTACTTTGAGTTATTTCAGATCCAACTGAAAATAATTCTATTTTTTTATTTGAATTGTTTACAAATTCTAGCTCTGCGTAATAGCCTTTTAAACCCGCAGAGTTTACAGCTTTATTTTTAGAAAACATTATAAAAGTATCTGTAGTTATATTTTGTGGTATAACACCGTATATTAAATCAACAGTTACTTGTGGTTTTAAATATTGATCGCTTAGCTCTGTTACAGGACCTAGCTTTTCAAAAGCATTGTCGTCTGTAGACGCTGTTTTATAGCCACCAACTTCAGGCGTAGGAACATACCATATGATATCACCTACTTGTAAAGAAGAATTTAAATCTTGATCAAAAGTTAATTTTGCTTTCATATTATCCTACTGTTAAAATGTTATCTAATTCTAGTGTTAAAGTTATATCGTCTTTACCATACTTTTCAATTTCTATGTCTGCAGTTATAGTTGCAGATCTACTGCTACCAGTGAAAGTCACTGTTTGTAAATTTTCTATTGTTTGGTTAGAACTAACTGTTACAAAGTCATCGGTGGTAAGACCATCTATGTGTGGAGTTCCTACCACACCTATACCAGACATTATAGTAGTGTCAGCAACTTTTACACCAGCAGTGCTTACAACTTTTATAGTTTGAGTGTCACTAGCCGCAACGTCAAGAGTTGTTGTAACAGGAGCTATTGTTAGGTTAAAGTTTTTAACAGTAAACATGGTGTTGTTAAAATCTCTAGAGCCACCATTACCAAAACCTTTAAATGTTATTGTTCTGTCTACAGCTTGAGATGTAGTGTCTTCACTTAAAGTTATAGTACCACCTTTTGAATCAGTGATAGATTGAATACCATCAACAAGATCTATATCTTTTGGTATTGTGTAAACAGCTTTTGTTGCAACAGACTTGTTTTCATCTTTGTAACCTAGCTTAATGTCTGTTATAGTAGAGTTAGCAGCTATACCAGTTCCACTAACAGCCATACCCAAAGAAAGACCTGACACATCTTTTAGTTCTAAAATTTTACCAGATCCAACTGAAAAAGTATCTTTTGTTGTGGTGAAGTAAAAATCATTTATAACAGGCTGTCTTGCTATAATAAACTGACTACTTCCTAAAGTAACAGTTTTAGAAAAAGATATAGGTTGTGCAAATTTTTTATTTGTTACAGATGTGCTTGGACCACTAGAAACATGGTCGGTAGCAGGTGGGTTAGCTGTGTATGTGCCAGAGCTACCAGTAGAAGCAACAGCAAAAGTAACTCTTGTGTCAGCAAACTGAGTTATTTCAGCAGCATGATAAACAGCGTTTAAAGAAAGGTTTTCATCAAACTCTGTTTTTAAATATGTTTCTGCTTGCAAAACCACAGTGTATTTATCATCATTAGCAGCGGGAAAATCTATAACACCATTGTAAACACCGCTATTACCTATTGTTTTTGTACTAAGCCTAACTGGTGTTGAAGAAAAACTACCAGCAGGAGTTACAATACCTTCTTCTTCGCTAATAACAGTATTTTCTGGAAAATTGTAAAAATTACCAGCATTATTAACAATTAACATACTAAAGGCAGATCTAGGCTCGCCCTTAACAGTGTAAGCTCTAAAATCACCACTACCTTTTATAGGTGAAGAGTCTATAGTAAATGAAGTTATTTTTTTCATACTAGTTTGTTATTTCTATTTTTGAAGGTCTACCTATGCCTTGAAAAGAAAAGCTTGAAGCATCAATTTCTTCTTTAGCACTTATAGTATCTCCTTTTAAATTGTTAAACCACTTGCTTTCTTTTTTAATAAACTCTGGTATAAAACCAGTTTCTGTATCTGTAGTTAGTTTTTCTAACTTCCAACCATCTTTTTGTGATAAATTGTAATAATTAGAGTCATTTAAATCTGCAATTACATTAGACTGCGATCCTTCGTAGTTAACCGTTTTAAAGGATTTAACATCACTAGGTGCATCGTTTAATATTGTATTAACTTTTGATTCATACTGTGTGCCATAAAAATTATTCCAGGTTACTTCAGAGTTAAAGCTAGTAACTACATCATCATGGTGTTTGTACAAATCTCCATTTTTAAATGTGTAGTAAAAATTAGTAACACTAACACCTTGCTCTTGCACAAAAGATTTAAAACTAGACCAACCTTTTACTTTTTCATCATAAGAAACTGTAGTAAACTCTAAAGATAAGTTATACTCGTTTTTCTTTTGATCGTAACTACCAATTAGATTTTGTTGGTTTTTTAGTTGATCTTTAAAATACTTAGACATACCATACTCAGATATAGGTGTTATACCATCTCTTGACAGTCTTAGTACTTTACCTCTATTTTTATCTGTAAAATATGCTCTATAACTTTCTTTAGCAAAAGACTCTGGGTTTGTTGATATACCATAATCACCAACAAAAGGTATTGTTTGGCCTAAAACGTTTTGAGTAGCTATTAACTGAGGATTGCCATCAGCATTAAATACAGCATCTTTATTTGCTAAAACTTTAATTACCTTGTCTTCACAAAAAGTTATTAAATCAGTATTTCTACTAAATAGTTTTTGTATGCTACCGTAAGTAGGGTTTATATCTTTAGTTATTTTTTCTGCAGCAATAAATTGATTTAAATTATTTATTCCAGAAGTAGAGTTATATATACCTGAATATATTAATCCATTTTTTTTATTTTCTTCTTCATAAACAAAATCAATAGTTGAAGAAGCTATAGCACCTTTGTCTATAATTACTTGGTTAAAATCATCTCTTAATCTATTAGACTCAACGCCGTTGCCAAAAGAATAGCAATTAAACCAATCAAGCTCTTGTGTTGTGCCATGTAACGATATATCATAACAACTACTAGCTTCGTAGTATATGTCTAAGTCTACATTTTCTTTAGGCTCTGTTTCCCATATAGCAGGGTTAGAACTAACTAGTTGATCATCTTCATTTTCATTAGGCTCTAAAAACTGTATTGCAGAAGGAGTATCGTTGTCAGCACCGTTTGTTGTATCTAAATAATTTGAATACGCTGTACCACTACTATTAACAAAATTAGAGTTTGTAAGCGGGTCAGCTGATTCGTAAATAGGGTTATTGCTAGCGTCTAAGTCAGGTTCAGCCTCCCAAAGTGCAAAAGGTATTATGTACGTTACTCTTCTATTAACAGATTCAGAAAACTCGTCCCAAACTGCCTCTAAAGATTGGTAAGCACCACTGTTTGTTAAAGTATTTATAGTACCTGAACTAGGTATGTAAAAATTATTGCCTTGAGAATTACTTACTGCACTCAAGTAAGTTTCAAAAGCATTTTTAACTTGAGCAAAACTTCTATAATTATATCTTTTTTCTTTAACAACATCTCCGTTAATAATATATTTTGATTTTTCAGTATCTCCAACAAATCTAAAAAGTTTGTTTTTTGATAAATTTCTAGTTACATCAACTTGGTCAGCATGTTCTTGGTTTATAGAAGATCCTACAGCAAAAAGCTTTGCTCTTTGTAAAGATTCTACATTTACAGAAGCGTTTGAAACGCTATACGTGTTGTTAGTGTTATTAATAGCGCTACCAAAATCTAAAGCGTGGTTTTCAAATTTTTCTTCAGCGTTTGGTAGTATTTGAGAAAAAGAAAGCTCCATGTACCACTGGTCATCAACTCCATTTGGTGCACCACCTGGAACTTTGTAAATCCCCTTGCCATAGCCAGAGCCAAACCCATAGTTTGTTTCCCAAGTACCAAACAGCTTAGTCACAGTGTCATTAAGTTTATTAGACTCTGGATGTTTACCAGCATATCTTACTTGGTCAATAAACCACTCACTACTATTAGTACCATTATTAAATTGCAAACAATTGTTAACCCAATCACCTCTTGTATCAGAAGCTCCGTTACCTGGAGAGGAAACAGTACCATTTGTTCCTGATGGTAAAAGACTATTAGTATAATCTGCGTAAGTGTCTGACAAATAAAAAGCATCTACATAGGCTGTTGCAATAAAGTTATTAGGATCTAGCCTACTTTTTAAAACATATTTCTCAGTTAAAGAGTCGTTAAATATTTTAACAAAAAACTTTCCATCAAATTCAGGTTGTTCTTTTACAACATCTTTGTAAATTTTTAACGATAAATTGTTGTTAAGGTCTGATGGTAAAAAAGTTGTTGCATTTGCAAAATCAGTATATATCCAACTTTCTTTATCTTTAATTTTTTCAACAAGACTTACGTTGTAATAAGGTGCTGCAAATTCTATACTAGCTATTTCATAAAAATCAGATAATATACTTTCAGAACTGTCTTTAAAAACAATACTTAAAGTTTCTGTTAAGTTGTCAATACTAGGTCCTCCGTCTGCTTTAAAAGTAGCTTCATGTATTTGAAACTCTTTAGAGCCAATTTGTGGCGTGTCACCACTAAACAAAAGCTCTATATCTCCAGTACCATTAGACTCTGTGATAAGTATGTTATTTGACTTTACTTCTACAGGTGCTTCGTTTTCTATAGCAATAATTTTATACTTCAAATTTTGACTAACTTGCTCGTCTTCGTCAATTTTCTTTTTTAATATTAAAAATGTTTCTTCATCTACTTTGTTTCTTTCAGAAGAAGGAAAAGCCATCCATATATTGCCATCTTTAGCTTTGTAAACTCTATCCATAGCTAAGTTGTAATACTCGTTTGATGTTTCTTTTACATACATTTTATATGAATCTGCCCAGCTAGGCGCAGCTGTAATTGCTGTAAACTGTATAGAGTTAGAATTTTCTGCTTGATCTTTAGGTATTTTAAAAGAACTTCTTGAGCTGCTAAAAACCGGTGATTGCCTACCATATTTATCTAAGTAAACAATACCTAGTTGGTAATTTCTTAAAGACTTTAAAGATTTTTCTGGTTGTTTAGCCACTGGAGTAAAACCTGATCTTGTTACAAATGAAGCATCTACTAAAGGTTTTTCATTTAGGTTGTAGTTTTGAGTGTAGTTACCGTAAACAATTCTATTGCCAGTTATTTCTTGCGCTAAAGCTTTTTTAGGGACGTTGTCAAAAGGTCTTAAAAGCTGATTTGATGGTAGTGCAGAATAAATAGTATCTGATGTAACGTCGTAGTAATTTACGATCCAATTATTTTCGTAAGTAGTTGTAGTACCTACATTATTGTTTATTGTAATTACAGGTACGTCTTTGAAGTCATTGTATTTTATTTTTTCTACAAGATATACGTTTGGTGAATTTGATTCTTTATATAATAAATCAATTTGAACAACATCTTCTAATATATCAGCTTCTACAAAGTTTTTTAATCTTAAGCTCTTTAACTTGTTTTCCATACCTAAGTTATAAGCTTTTTTTGTTTCGTAATCAAATGTGTTTGGGAAAAAAGCAACTTCAGAAAAAGGTGCAAAAGTAGAATATTCACCATCTTGGTACTTGTACCTGTAGCTAAACCTTGCAAATTGCTTTTCAAAAAAATCTATTGTATTTTGTTTTTTATAAACAAACCAATCAATAGCTGAGTAGTCAGTAAAGCCTTCTTTTATTTCAACAAATTCAACATGGTAAGTTCCTGGCGCAAAAACTCCAGAGCCTGGAACGTTTAAAGATGTACCGCTAACATCTGCGATAACTCTTATTCTAACTTCAAATAATTCTGGTAAATCATTGATATCTGTTTGACCAGTGTTTCTTAAAAAAAGCAATTCATCACCAGCTTGAAAATTATTTTGACCTGTAAAATTAAAAAATCCATTTAAAAATGCAGTGTCATTTAAAACATAATTACCCCCAGCAGCGTTATCAAACAGTGCAAAACCACCACTTCGTGCAAACTCAGCAGTAGTTTTAACATCTAGGTTAACTTCTAATTCTAACTTGTTTTTTGGGGATTTTTTTATAACAGTAATGTGCTCTTCTCTAATATCTATGTTAGAGTACGTGCCAATATCTCTTTGTGAAACAATTAATTTTGTATGTGTGTTTTCATCTATAGTACCATCAATACATAAGTCAATGTTTATTTTTTTAGGTTCGCTAGCGTTGTCTGTCCAAAACAAAAGGTTGTCAATCATATTGATACCTGTTATTAATCTTTTAGGATCAAACTTTAAAACGTTTTTGTTTATATCAACCACAACTGGAGTTACTGTACTGCTTTTATAACGTAGTATCATGTCTTTGTCTACATTAGATATAAACCAATAAAGACCATTTTCTTTTTCATTACCATAAACACCAACGCAAACAGAATTAGCAGGTACAATGCTAGACAGCTTGGTATTGCTTAATATGTTTTCTAAAGCACCAACATCAGAATCTTCAGAAGTAGACACTTGTATATTCTCAGCATGTCTATACTGACCTTTAGGTAATAGTCTTTCGTCCAGGTCTTTATTCATTTTACCTGCCGAAAAATTTTGCTTAATTTCAGCCATGTATTAGTGTTTTATTTGTTTAGATTTACCTCTAAGTATTTGAGTTAGTTCTTCTAATTTTAAATTTGATAACCTTAATTTTGCTTGCCTTATAGCGGCAAACCGATCTTTTTTAAATCTTCGCACAATATATTCTTGCACGTTAGCTCTTGTAGATAATATAGCGTATGCTATACACATATACATTGCTTGCTCAGCAAACTTATGTACTTTCATTTCAGAGTCAGTACCAAGGCTATCACTTAAATAATCTATAACTACAGTTTTGCCAGAAGCAGTAGAACTAAAATGAACAAGGCCAGTATTGTCGTCTATATAATAAGAACCATTATCTTGTGCATGTTGAGGATCAATACCGTATCTTTGGCCTTCTGCCACAAACCTAGTGTCATCTTCATAGTCGTCAGTTACAGTCGTTGATGTGTGTGCTCTGTATTTGTTCCAAGAGTTAGACTCTGTATTTAAATCTACAAATATTAGCTCTGTACCGTAAATATTAACATTTGTAACAACTAAAGGTTTACCAGGATTTATTGCTGGTTGGTTTGCAGAGTCTTTTAACTTCCACTTTTGATACGGCGGGTTTGTTATATGAACTGCTAAACCTGGAAATGTTTCTGCTATAGTAATACCGTCAATAGCTGTTACTGTTGTATTATCAGGTATACCAGGCCCAAACACACTCATACCAACTTCTATACCACCTGGATCAGTAAAAAGATATATAATCATACCGTCGTTAGTAGCATTACCACCTTGATCAACATTAGCACCGTAATTAACGCTTTGTAAATTACTTGTTGAAACACCACTGATAACTTTAGTAACACCTTCTATAGCATATCTAACTTCTTTTTTAAACTGAGGTAAAGGTATTTTAGAAACAAAATCATTGTCAGAAGCTATTTGATTTCCAAATGAATCATAAGTTCTTGTTATACCGTACTCCATATACTTACCAAAGTATTGTTTTTCTGCAGATGGCATTTCAATAAAAGCACCGTCAACTAAAGTAACGTCTGGTATGTTTACTTGCCAAGTGTTAGTTTCAAACTTTATATCACCATTAGTAGCTTGTTGATAAGATATAGGGTTTGATGTTTTAGATGTAGGATATAGTCTGTGTTTTATACCAGCGCTATCAACTCTAGATATAGCTGTATAGTGTACATAATCTTGTGGTAAAGGCAAAGTTAAAGAAGGTGGAACTTCTAGCTCAAAAGACTTTACAGATTTTAAAGTATCAAAACTTAACTCAGCTAAAGCGCGTTGCGCGTGAAAACCAATATCAGTTCTACTTACTTTACTTATAATCTTACCCTCACCAACATAAGCAACTATAAATGAGTTTATAATATCTTCTAGCGAAGTAAACTGATAATTACCATAATTAGCATTACCTGTTCGTTGAACACCATCAGGACCATCATAGTATATTTTTGAATCTAATCCAAGATCAATTAAACTACCTTCAGCGGTAACTTCGTCTTGTTTTTGTATAAAACCGTCTAATAATCCCATATGTTATGATTTTTCTTGTTGAATATTCTTACTATCTTCTGCTGTTGCTGCTTGGTAAAGTATAGAATCTTTAGTAGATATACCTGCAAGTTGCAATATTTTTATAATTAAGTTGTTTTCTTCTGAAGGATGCAATTGAAAGTTTAAAGACTGCGTAGCGTCGTACAAAGCATTATCATTAATGACATTGTAACCCCAATTTGCTTTTCTAGGTTTTCTTATGTAATGGCATTGCACGTTGTTAGTAAACGTAGGGTAAACTCTAAAACCTTGTGGCGTGTCAACATATACAGCTCTTTTTAATGTTGGCTTTGCTAAAGGCGATAATTTAATTGCCAAATATTCTTTATGTGTAACTTGTTCTATTTCACCATAACCAGTTTCTAAACTACCTACTCTATATAGCTCTTGTGGTTTTTGATAATAAGGTGATTGATAAAACAATAGTTTTATGTTTTTAAATATAGCTATTTTTTCTTCTAATAAAGTTAACATATCAGCATACTCTGTATTGTTACCAGGAACTCTATTAAATTGATTTATATCATAAAAATATTGCTCAAATATATCCATCTGAGCTTGATCTGCAAACAAGTTGAACTCTTGTGGAGTTACATATCCTCTTTGCTCTTTGTTAGCTATTGCTAATACTTTTTGATATACTGTGTCTATATTTACCATATTTTTTTATTGTAGTTTGCGATCGCCCCGTAGAGCGACCGCTCCTACAGTTTGATTAATTTAATCGTTTTTCTATATTTGAATATATTTCCATACCTTCATCAGTTTTAAACCAATGTGCTAAAGCAGTGTATGGGTGTTCATCAAAAGGAACTACCATTATAGGTCTATCATTTGATCCCCATAAAAAGTTTCTTTGATCTGAGCTTAGTTTAATAATACCAAGCTCTGTTGCTTTAATACCAAAATTTCTAAGTTGAACATTGTCATCTGCAGCTAACTCTAAGAATAAAACAGGATTATTTCTAGCAAACACTAGTAAATCTCTTTTAAGTTCCTTAGAACTCATCCTAGACACTTCAGAGCCTTTTTCTACACGTAATATAGCCTCTGCTAATTCAATGTCCATGTCTCTAGCTATAACTATCGCGTCAGCTTCTAGCTCTAAAATTTCTATTTGATCTGCAGCTTCTTGAGCAGGTTTGTATTCGTAAAACAACTTATCTCTATGGGGGTGGTACAAAGATAACAATTTTTGTAAAACAACTTTGTTCTTTGGAACGTGTAAATTACCATCTCTAAATATAATATGAGAAAGTCTTTGATCTCCTTTCATTTCATCAACAAAAGGTGTAGTTTGATTTTCACAATATTTTAATTCTCTTTCATAACCTTTTTCTTCGTCAAAAAAATAAATATTTGAAGATCTCATAGAATAAGAAACAGGTTTTTTACCGCTTTTCAAAAGATAAAGCCTATCTTTTATTTCCCATTTTTGTTTTTTAGGTTCAGCTTTTTTAGGTTTTGGTGTTTCAACTACTGGAGTTTCAACAACAGGTACCTCTACCTCTTGTGTTTTTTGTTTTTTTGCCATAATATAATATATAATAAAATTAATAAATAAAAGTACCGAGGCCGAAGCCCCGGTTCTTTAGTATAAACAGTGCTTATTTCATTATCATGAAATTGTTAGCACCTTGAGTAATTAAACATCTTTCAGTTAGCATGTGTATTTGCATTGCATCTAAAGCTGTAGTTGCAGCACCAACAGAACCAGTAACCCAAGACTTCATTCTTCGGTCATCAGTTTGTGAAGCTCTGTAACGTACGTGTAAGAAAGGTCTTTTCATACTTTGTCCAACAGTTTGATCGTAAACTGAAGAAGTACCAGCAGGAATCATAACTCCTCTAACAGCGTTTGCAGTGTTAGCGTCATTAATACTACCTCTTGTAGCTTTGTCATTTAAGTATCTGAAATCAGACTTGTAGAAGTCATAAGAACCTCTTCTAAAACCAGTGAAACCTAAATTTAATGCCATATCTTCAGAGTTATTGAATACACCATATGATGTACCACCAGCACCGTAAGAATTCATTGAAGCTAACATATCGTCCATAGCTAAGCTAGTAGATCTGTTAACAAACATCATGTATTCTTCAATAGCACCTTGCTTGTCAAACTCAGCTAAGATAGCGTCAAACTCAGCTAAATCAGTAGCAGCGTTAACACCAGTAACACCAGAAGTAGTATTACCTCTTGATTCGATAGCTGCAAATAAACCTTCAGTACCAAAAGCTGCACCAGCACCACTAATTAAAGTATCAGCATCACCAGCAGTATCACCATTAACACTTTCAAGCATAGACATTTCAATGTAGTCAGCAAAACGAGCTCTTGTGTCAGATTCAGCTTTTAAATACCATAAGTAACCTGATTGACCACCTTCAGTAGATATTTCTACCCAACCAATTCTAGAAGCGTCAGATCCTGAAACTTCGTAGTAATCTTTCATAATAATTGGCTTGTTTTTAAAAGACTTAAAGCTTGGCTCATTAGAACCTCTTCTGTCTGTATCAGCCGCAGCAGCACTGTGATAATTAGTACCTTTACCAAATTCAGAACCATAAACTAATATAGTAGTAGTTTGGTTAGTGTTTAAAGCAGTGATAGTAGAATTGTCATAAGTAGCTACAGTAATATCATCTGTACTAACAGCTGTAACAAGACATTTAGTAACAGCATTAGCATCAGCTAATATAACAGTGTCATTAACTCTAATACCGTGTCTAACTTCTCCAGTGTGTCCATTAGAAATACCAGAGTTATCAGAATCAGCACCATCAATATCAGCTTGAACTAAAAATGATGTGCCGTCAGTCATTTTACCTTTGTAAGAAAGGTGTAATCTACCTTGCTCAGACCAAACCACTTGATCAGCGGTCATAGCCTCTTCAGCCCCAACTTGATTTAAGAATCCTGAAATAGTTCTCGGTCCGAAAACTTCAGCTTCTTTTTCCATTAGGTCTGGTACATATTGTTGAGCCCAACCTTCATTTGCGGTTGCAGCTAAATCTAGATAATTTGAACTTAGTGTTTGTTGCACTGAAGCAGGTACACTATTCAAACTACCTCCAGGAGTAATTGCCATAATTTTGTAATTTTAAATTTGTTATTTATTTATTTTTAATTTTAAACTTAAAAGTTGGAGAAGTATCATCGTTAAGCACTCTTACTTTAGGACCACTTGTGTTATCGTTAGAAAATGATTGCCTAGGATCCATACTTACGTTTTTAGCCTTAGCAACACTATCTTTCATAGCATCAGCTTTTCCTTGTTCATAAAAGTGATTAGCAATAGCGTCGGGATTCATTGCTGTAAATAAAGATTTATGATAACCTTTGGCATCTGACATTTCATTATTTTCATTCAAGAACTTCTTGACAAAATTATTAATATCACCTTGGGTTTCTTTAACCTCATTAGCATTTTTCACATTAAACCTATATCTCTTATCTCCGACGTTGTATTCAAAACCTTTGAATTTATCGTTAAAAACTTCTTTAGTTTTTAATTTAAAAGTATTAGTTTGTTTTTCCGCTATTTTTTGAGTTTCTTCCGACTCTTTGTTGTATCTATTAAAAAAGTTTACAGCTTTTTGTTGCTCAGCAGTTAATCTACTTCCAGCTTTAACTTCTTCATAGTATTTAGACTTTTGCCCGTCTAAGTGGCTTTTAGCGTTGGCAACTTGCTCTTTTAACGCTATTTTTTTCTTTTTTATATCTCTTTCTTCATCAATTTCTTCATCATATGAAAATGAGTCTTCCATTAAAAAACTAATTTCATCATCTGTCAAGTGAGATTTTGTTTGTTTATAGTACTCTCTAAGTACTGTCATATCATCGTAGCTAGAGTAATCTTGATTAAGTCTTACGTAATCTTCTAAAGTACCGCCAGTGTCTTCCATAAAATCTACAACTTTTTGTAAATTCTCAGGTAAAGCTTTGCCAGTTTCTGCAGATTCTAACATAGCTTCTTGAGCTTGTTCAGCTAAATCTTCTACTTTCTCTTTAACTTCTTCTTCAGTAACTTCTTCTAATACTGGAGTTTCTTGTGTTTCAGCTTCCGATTGTATTTCTTCTTGTTTTTCTGTGGTGTCGGCATCCTCAACGAGCTCAACCACTCTGTCGTTGTCAGCGTTATCTTCTGCAACTTTTTCTGTAACTTCATCTTCTTTTGGTGTTGGTGGTTTACTTAAATCTACTTTGATGACATTGTCATCTTCTTGTTTTGTTTGTTTAAGATCAACTTTTGTTACGCTATCTTCAGTAGCCTTTTCTACTACTTCTTTTGTTTTCTTTTTTGCCATAATATAATATAATAATAATTAATAATTGTTACCTAGGACCAAATGCGCCTAAATCAAATCCGCCTCCTATATTATCATTACCTGCTGATTCAAAGTTTTTAGGTGCTTTTTGATTATTTCTTTGGTCTATAAGCTCACTTTGTTGTGATGCTTGTATTCTAGTCCTTTCGTCTTTACGATCTTCTTTTTGTTTTTCTTTTGAACTAATGTTTTCAGTTTCCATTTGCTTTAACTGCATGTTCATTTGAAACTCTAATTCCATTAATTGTTTTTTGTATTCAACTTCTTGAGCTTGCTTCTGTGCGTCAAGCTGGGCTTTCATTTGTTCTAACTGCATATCTGTTTGAACCATAGCTTGAGCTTTTTGTACTTCAAGCTCTGCAGACGCTTGCTGTGCTTGTATGTTAGCTTGTGACTGTGCTTGTATGTTTTGCTGTGCAACTGCTTGATCTCTTTCTTCTTTTTTCTTTCTACGTATTTTTAATATTTGATTTGCAAGCTTTACGTTTTTAATCTCTCTAACATCAATAGCATCTTCAAGGTCTATAGTTTGTTGCTGCAGTGCCATTTGTATATTATTTTCAAGCATTGCTTTTTCTTCATCATCAGGCATTAGCTCTATAAATATACCAAAGTCATATAGGTGTAAGTTTTTCATTTCTTCTAACGTACCAACATTATGACTACCTATTTGCTGTATGAAAGCATCTGCAGTTGGTGAGTATTCTAATATATCAGAAACTCTAAGTGATAAGCATTGAGCTACTTCTGAAGTTAAGAATAAACCAGATTGTAGTATATGTCTTGTTGCTGTATTACTATTTGCTGCAGCTAACTTCTGAACCCCAACCAAAGCGTTTTTATCAGGTGTTGCAGCATCTCTAGCTTCATTTAACCCGGTCACATCTCTTATCATTTGTAAATAATAATTGTATGTACCAATTAAACTTTGCATTTTCTGTCCACCAGAACCTGACTGTATTTCTTGAATAGGTACTTTGCCAGGGTTCATTTCACCATCAGAAGTAAATGATCTACCAATAACAGAACCTGTTTGGAAGAACATATTTAAAGCTTCTTGTGGATTATAGTTTGTACCATTACCTAAATCTATTTCAGCTAAACCATCAGCATCTAAATAAACACCATCTGGAACTAAACGTGATAACACTTGTTGTAGCTTTAAATGTGTAAGCTGTATCATATCAGCAAAACCAGTGATACGTTGTACTAAAGATTCAATACGACCCTTGTACATGCGTGGTGCTACGATGCTATAGTTCATTTTAACCTTAGTAAAATCACTTTTAGGTCTCATCATATTTCTAGCCATTTCCCACTTTAACATCTTGTCTGTACCTAAAATAATAGCACCATCGTACAAACACTCTATAGATCTTTGTAGTTTACCAAAGTTATCAGCATCTTCTGGTGGGTTAAAGCTATCATCTTTTGCTAGTATTTTATCCGCACCACTACCAGTTTCTTTTACTTTGTAAACTTCGTTCATGTATGTTTTATAATTAAAATATAAAACTTGAACTTTGTTATTATCTTCATCACTATAACTATAACCTTGATTGTAATTTGTTTTGTTATAGTTTTTGTTTTTTACTATATCTTCTAGCTCAGAGTGGTTTAAATGTGGAAATTGTTTTACAAGCTCGTTTATTGGTATAGACTTTACTTCACCAACATAGTATATATCATCAAAATACGGCGACTCAGTGTAAGAGTAAACTAAGTCAACAGGGTCAACATAATCTACAACAACACCTTCAGACGTGTTAAAACTTGTTTTAACAGCACCAATACCTAAAACTGTTAAATCATAATAAAATCTTTTCTTTATTAACTCGTAATCATTACCCTCTAACAAAGTGTTTATAGCTTGCTCTTCTGCTATTTCAACAGCCTGCTTATATGTTAACTGCATGTGTAAGTCTAGTTCTTCTTTAGACTCTGGTAATTGACTCTTGTCATTTTCATATAAATCAACACCAAAAGCATTATTAACATAATCGTTTAGTTCTTGAGTCTGCATGTCTCTTATTATAGAGTTCATGTATTCAGTTCGTTGATCTACACCGTAAGGATCTTGTGAATAAGCTTTTATATCGTAAGTTCTCTCTGCAATACCATTTACTACTATATCTACAAATTTAGGTATAATAGGTACTGGTTTCCAGTCTAAATTAAGATAAGATAAATCACCGTTGATAGATAACTCATCTTTGTATTTTTGTATTGATTGCTCACCTCTAGCATACAGCCTTAAGTTATGAAAATTATTATGATTAGTTTTATGTCTATTAGTACCTCTATCAGTATGAAACCACTCAGCTTCAATAGCCTTAGCTACTTTCAAACCATAATCATAGCTCATTTTTTCCAGGTCACTAACGACTTGAGAAGGAAAATAACTTTTTACAATCATATTTATTTTTTAATTAATTTAGATGTATTACCCGTATTTGTGTACTTAGCAATACTTATGTTTAGTTTAGGTTTTTCTACCTTTGCATTTGGTCTATATAAATGTCTGTTATTAGCCATTATAGCAAGTCCAGAACTTATTGACGCATCATGCTTTGTTCTTTTGTTTATGTCAAACTTAGCCCAGTCATTTAGTAATTCATTAAAATAACAACTACCAAATTGACCTTCAGAGTTCATACCCACGTGATCTTGTATATACATTTCAATTGCAGCAGCATGAGCTTGTTTTATATCTTCACTAGAGTTTGGTATGCCACCTATTTCTTTTTCAGCTGTAGATAATTTATTCCATATTTTATCTGGCCTGTTCATGCTAAAACCTCTGTAACCACGTCTTCGTAAATAATACAATAGACGAGGTTTATTGTTCTCTGCAAGTATAGGCATCCCGTAAAATACTAACGCCATTAGAACGTCTTCAAAGAACATCTCTGCGGTTTGCGGTCTTGCTAAGTACTCTAAGAAAAACTGATTAGCAGGTGCATCTTCCATACTAAACTTAGTCAAACCGTGCAAAGCACCTTTAGAACCTTTACCATCTACTGTTCCTGATATATCGTAACTATCACAACCAAAAGCGCCCATGTGTTCGTTACCTGGGTATCTAACACCATTTTTAATTACAACTTTGTTTTGTATATTTGTTGGTGGTACCCAACTTACTTTAAATCTACCTTTAGGGTCTGGGTAAAATATCACTGTTGAATCCTTAACACCATTAACCCATTGAAAATTACCCTTAGTAACACCTAATGTTCTAGACATTTCTTCGTTGTAATCTATTTGCTCGTATAATTTAACTAAGTTAAATATACTGTTTTTTGTTTCATCTCTAAACGCATGCTCAGTAGTTCTTGGAAACTGTCTGTAAAATTCATTTAGTGCGTCTTGATCGTTTTTTAAACCGTCAGCTTCATTCTGCCAACTGTCTATAACGCCTATGTCTATTAATTCCCCATGTGGATCGTAGGCTTCATGATCCGGAGTATTGAAGACTGGGCTTCCGTACTCATCAATAAATCCTTCGTAGTTCCACTCCATTGGGATAAAAAGAGAATATAAGCCAGACGCTGTCTGTCCATTTCTGTTTCTTTTAGTAACGTCTGATGCTCCATATAATTTTTTAAAGTTTTCCCCACCTTTGTCTAATGCATTAGATGTTGAGCCCATCATACATTTACCTATAATTCTACTACCTAATCGTAAACATGTTTTTGTAACTCTCCAGTTATTTAATATATTATCGGGTCTTTCCCACTTACCACTTTCATCGTGTACTAAAAGCTTTAATTTTTCACCGTCATAGCTATTGTCACCTGTATTCTTCCAGTCTATAGTTGTATCTAACCCTTCTAAATCTTCTAGCTTTTCGTTTGTTGTAATCTTCTTTCTAGTGAACTTAGAAGCTGGAACTCTATATGCAAGCTCGGATTTTGGCCTATCCATACCGTCTTGAATAGGACTAAAAAAGAAAGGATAATTAATCGATATAGGTACAACTTTGTCAGTAAACATTTTCTTAGCATCAGCTCCTGTTTTAGATAATATACCAAACCTTGCATCACTTGATATTGTAGCTTGGTTAACTGTTTCAGCTGATGACATAAAAGAAAAACCAGATCGTCTGTTTTTAAGGTAGCACATACCATAACATCTTTTATCTGCTTTACATGCTTCCCAGAATATATAGAATAATCTATTAGCTTCTCTGAAGTCTGGTGCACCTACGTCAATTTTACTCCATTGCAAGTACATGTAGTGCGTACCAGTTATATATGTTGCTTTACCGTTGTTGTTAAACCAAAAACCTTCGTCTCTACGTTTAAACTCTTCGTCTATATAATCAAACCAGTCAGCTTTCTTTTCTTCAGGATAACTACGCCAGTCAAATATGTTTTTAAGTCTACCTAATTCTTTCGGGTATTCAAACTGTTTCCACTTTTTTTCCTCGTTGCTATACACACTACGCTCTTTAGGTAATGCTATCTGAAAGTTTTGTATCTCGTATATCTCACCTATCTCACCAGTCTTAGATATAACTACAATGTCGTGTTCTTTATTATACCCATACTTCCACTTCTTACCTTTGTTAAGACGACTTATAGTAGTCTTTTTTATAGGTTCTACTATTTGTAGTAAATTTTGCTCGTACATTACTTAGATCTACCCTCTGCAAAACCTTTAAATACTTTAACCTCGGTTTTAGTTTCTTTACCTTCTAGTATGTTCTCTTCCTCTTGTATTCTATTCAGTATTTCAAAAGCATCAAATATAGCTAGTTTTTTTGTTGCTGCAGCATTTTTTAATCTGTCAGCAGATATATCATCGTCAGAATCTACAATAGCTTCTTTAGCAACTTTAATCAGTTCTTCAACTGCCTTATGCCCAGCTTGGATTATATTCTTCTTCGTCTCCTTGATATTCATATTTGATTGTAATAAAATTTGATAGTAGTCTATATAGTTTCTGGCCGTCTATAATAAACTCATATTCTGAGCTTGGCCTAAAACCTATTAAATCACCTTTGTTAACTGTACCATCTGTATGTTTGACAATACCAACTAAAGGCTTTTCTTTATCTACACTTAGTTTGTCTGTAGATTTTACTGGCGCTACAAAACAATATCCTTTCTGCGCTTGCCACTCGGTATCTTTGTATAAGAATATTTGATCTGGTTGTACTAGGTATGTTTCCTCATCAATATAACTTCTACTGTTCTTTTCTATACCGTGCTGATTATGCCATCTTCTAAATACATTGTGGTGTACTACAACCTTATCACCAACTTTTATATCTGTATCACCAACCGTAGGTATTGCTTTTACTATAGCTTCTCTACTAACGTACTGGTGGTTGAATATTTCTGTATTAACTATCAGTTCTTTACCTTCTATATCTTTTGTATTGTTGTATCTTGATTTTACTGGTGTTACAACAAAGTTGTAAACAGACTTCATTAATACTGTAAGTTATATTCTACAGATACAGCCATATTTTTGTTAAAGTCTTTCCAAGGTAAAACATCTTTACCTTTTCTAATATATACGCTGTACTTATCGTCTTCTTCTAAGATGTCACATATAGTATGACCACCATACACTTCTTGCCCAACGGCATAGTGCATGGCGTCATTCTTATAATCTTTACCGATACTAATCTTCCGTATTAGCTTCGACATCTTCTCTTTCGCTTATAGTACCGTCTTGTATATTAACATTTACTTTACCATATTCTTTTTCAAGCTCAGCTTGGAAATCCATAAGGTCTTTTCTCATTAATGTTAAGTCGTGAAGTACTGCGTGTTTTTGAGTTTCGATCTGTCCAACTCTAGTAGTTGCACCGTTCATAGCTCCTACAATTTCTTGTAGTTTTTTTAGTTGTTCGTCAGTTACTTTTAAGTCTTCTGTTTTTGCCATTTTATTTAATTTAATTTAATTTAATTTTATAGAGATACTTTAAGCGCCTCTATGTTCGCTTTTTGTTCTGCAGTTAATGCTGCTACAAATTCACTGTGTTGCATCTTTAAAGCTAAGTGTCTTTCGTTTCTAGCTAAAGTTGCTTT